ACTTCCAGTTAAGGATTCTGGAGCAGATTCGTCCATCGTAAATGATGTAACTAATACGCTTGTCTGCTTTTGACTTGGATAGGGTACGAAGCTGATCAGCAAGATCTCCCATGATGTCTGGCTTTCCGCCCTTGAATAAGTCTTTGTCCACATCAATGGCACGAACCCAGCCTTGTTCATCTGGATTATGATCTGACTTGCGAGCAGCGTGTCGGGTATCACCGATCCAACCATCCGATGTGCGGTCACGATCTGGGAACGAGTCATCAATCTGCTCTCTTAATTGAATAGCAGCTTTAGAAAGTTTGACCTTCACTTATAATCCGAGTGCCTTTAGATCATCAGCTGTAAGCCCAAGTGCTTCTAATTTAGCTGTTGCACTTGCTTTGTCTGCTGCTGCCTGTGCATCTTGCTCGGCTTTCCAAGCATCGTATTGTGCAAAGCCAGCTTCATATTCTGCCTTAGTAATTGGCTCGCACTCTAGAAATTGAATACCTTCATAGTCTTCGCCGTATGCAACCCAGCCACCTTGCGGAATCAGGAAATTAAGAACTTCTGTATTAGTTGCCATTAGGGTGTCACTTCCATTAGTACCATTGTTGAAGTTGAACCAGGGGAAGTTTGGTCATTAACATAAACTGTTCCTGCCCCTGCTTGATTTGCAAATTGCGTTTTGTAAGTTGTTGCAGAAGTAGTTGCTGGACTGTCTAGGTAAACAGCCGAAGATGAACCAAAAGCATTACCGCCGCTGCCGTCATTGTTTCCAGCAAAACTTTCTGAATTAAGTATTGTTGTCGATCCTCGCACTAATCTAATTTGTAAGCGTGTGTTTGCATTATACTTATGACAGCCGTTTTGATTGAACATAACCAAAATCTTATTGCTTGATGATGTCGGCGTGATTGTTGCAGATAAACCTGTATCAGCAAAAGTCGTACTTGCGCTACCAGTTCCCGTGGCTGTTGAACCATAAATTATTTGTACGACTTTACTAGTGGCGGTTGCAGGGGTAGTCCATGTAAAGTCCATGTCTGTGTTGGTCTGCTTAGCAAGGACTTGACCAGTAGTGCCACCCTTTAGATCGACCATTGAAGCATCGATGGCATTGCCAAGTGTGCGAATATCTAGCGCACCATTCTTGACCAATCCTGTGTTGTCTGGAGTGCTCCAGTTAAAGTTCGGTGTCGTTGCCATTAAGTTAATGCTCCTGTCGCGTTGTTCCAGATAAGTGTACCATTTACGCCTGTCCAAGCTAATGAACTAGGAATTACTGTCTCCCATTGAGTCGTTGATAGGGATAGGTCTGTAGCTGTGATGTAGAGGGTGATGTCCACAAAGCTAGGGGTTGCTCGAAGTGCGACATTCTCCACGAAGCCTTCGAATGTTCCACCTAGTAAATTGCTAGGCAGATTATTGATAGACACAGGCTCACCGAAATAAACAGCGATCAAAGCATCAAGCATTGCGCTAGGCATGTTCGGATTATCCAGACGGAAAGTGATCACACCAAGCTGCTCTCTAGGACTGCGCCTTAAATTAAGCTCTCTAGTGGCGATGTCGGTGATGTCTGCAAGGTTCTTTATATTGGAGTCGAATGAACGCTCAAAAAGCCCGTAAGAGGCTATGGAGTCCGAATCTGAGGTGCTGTAGGTTGATCCGTATCCTGTGGCGTAGCGATAGATAAGGCTGTTACGGATGCGAGAAGTTTGAACTGAGGATGTGATAGAGGTTGGTGTTGCATACGCGCCATCAAGGAAAGTAAAGCCATTTGTTGCAAGATCGTTGGATCTGTGGTCTGCATCGGCATAGGAAACATCTCCATCTTTTTCCTCGAAAATCTGACCAAGTGCACTATTGGCAATCTGATCAGCAAGTGTCTGGCTCTTAGCACTTGCACTAGCTGCAACTGCGATCATTGTGTAGAACCCTGCATCGACTGTGCCAATGAAAGTCTCGGCTTCATTCCATGTCGTAGTTGCTGGGTATGTATCCCATGTCACAGTTGGCGTGACTTCGTTCCAGTTAAGATTTAGAGCTGCGCCTAAGATGTCTGCGATCTGCTCGCCATCTAATTCTTCAACAAGGGCTGTGTTATAAATAGCCTTAGTAAGTCTGGCAAGTGAGCCAATGCCTAGAATTGTGCCAGTCGTGACATAGCCCGATTCTTCAGGGCTACGGACACCAATGTTAAAGTCTGAGATTTCGCCACCGAATACAGTCACATAAGCACCTGTGCTGTTCTTTAGTTCTAGGGTTACTGGCTCTGTAACATTGATGGTAAATGGCGAATTGTCTGTGTTGATGATCTCTACTCGGCAGTAACCTGCGGTGCATTGTCTGTCAATGTCTAAGCGACCAGATGCAAAAGAGACAGAGGTGACTGTCGTATAAACATCATCACCTACTGTCACGCGCCACTCTGGAAGCCATGTCATGCGATTGTCAATGTTCCTCGGTCGCGTGCTTCTCGTAGCACCTGATCAATAGCTTCTGCAATAGCGTTAGGATCACCAATGCCCGTATTGATGGTGATGTTCATGTCTGCATTTTCCTTCATGCGGAATCGACCCACATCAAAGGATGATCCTGCACCAATGCCTGCTGTTGCTAACTCACGCATTCTAGCAATCTTGGCTTGTTCATCGACTAAGTTTGCAACAGGGGTTGATGCGTTAAACATCATTTCATCAATTTGTTCTTTGAGCTTAAAGTTAAGTGCCGTTCCAACCTCTGTCTGTTTGCGAAGGTCAATCAAAGACTGAAGTGCTGGATTGGTAGGTACAGCAGCAGCACCATTATTGCCACCAGTACCGCCTAAAACTGGTGCTGGAGTGGTCTTTGAGCCAGTAGAAGCAAGGTTGATCTTGGCTAATAAAGCCAGAGCAGCTTCTAGGTTAGCAAGGTTGATAAGGTCTTTAGGTTTCAGACTGTCAAGGATTGACTTGATGTCTTGAAGTTTAACATTCTGCATTCCAAGCGTACCGAGTACCTTTAAGTCTGCATTGAGTTTAGCCGTTGCAGCAATGATGGCTGCTTCATCCTTAGCGGCAATGGCATCTTCTAGAGCAAGAATTGATTGCTTAACATTTAGACGAGCAGTATCGTTCGCAATCTGTAAGACCTGTGCTGCGCTTGTTGCCTTACCTAATTGCTCAGCCTGAGAGGTAAGAGCTGCTGCAATCTGGATCTTGTCGATGTCAAAGACTTCGTTGCCCTTGTTAAGAGCAAGGTTAGCCTTATCAATGGCTGCTCCGAGTCGCTTGTCTTTAAGAAGCTTAGCCTGTGCTGCTGCTTGTTCTTTTGTAAGCTTTGTAACCTTAGTCTGGGTTTTCAGGACAGCGTTGTCAACCTGTCCAGAGACAGTCATTGAGATGTTGCCTAGACCCTTAAAGGCTTTAGGATCTTTGTAAAAGAATGAAAGATCTTTTAGATTAAAGTTCTCTCTAGTAATAGCAATAAAGTCGCCTGTTTCACGGGCTAAATTAGCAATGGCGTTAGCGATTGCATCAATGCCCTTAACAACTGGATCGACTGTGCTTGATCCTGTTGCAGTTTTTAGAGCATCAACAAGACCTTTACCAATAGTCTCTTTTGCATTGTTTCCAGCAATAGTCAGTTTAGCAAGTGAACCTGCATAGGTATCAGCTGCCGCTGTTGCCTGACCTGCGAATAAAGTTGCTAGACGGGCTTGGATTTCCTCGAAAGATGAAGTTGAAAGTTCTGCTCTGGTCAGTCCTACACCCAAGCGACCTAGTGCCTGAGTCTGCCCCAAGTATGCCTTCTGCAAGCTTTGAGAAACTTGGGTGACTGACTTGCCCGTACCTGCCGAAATGTCTAGAGCAAGTGACAGCAATTCCTGAGATTTAGTGACATCGCCTGTTGCACGAAGTAAGCGATCCATTGCTGGACGAAGCTCGTCATCAAGCACACCTGTCTGCATTTCAAGGCGCGAAATGTATCCATTAACTGTGCCAATGTTTGACCCGTAAGCAAGACCTAAGTTTTTAAGAGTCGTGGCTAATGCTGTAGCAGCCTTGTCATCTTCTGCGAACGCCTTAACGGAAGCCTTAGCGTAAGACAGGATCTTCTGTGCGCTATAGACAGCAAGCAAGCCCTTAGCAAGACCCTTGACATTCTTGGTCAATCTGTCTGTAGAAGTCTCAGCTTCCTTGAATGCCTTCTTGCCTGTGAACTGTGCGGCTATGTCAATTCTTACATCTGCTGCCATTAGCGCACCTGTGTCCTTTTCTCGAACTCAACTCTAGACTTTTCAATCGCTCTGACAACAGCTGCATTAGCCTTGCCTTGATCTTCTGCCCATGCACGAAAGATTGCGCGACCCTTCATCTTACGAGAAGCGCGACCTGACTGTCCTTCGTTTCTTTGATAAGCATTGACAATGCGTGAAGTCTCGTTCATAGCATCGATGAACTGCTTGCCAGCATTAGGATTGTTGCTTAATGATTCGCTCTTAGATCCTGAACGAATTGTCTTGCCATAATTAGAATGACCAAGTGCCACGACTTTAGCCAATGGTGCTTGGGGTCTGCCCTGCGGATTTAGGCGACCAGCAGTCTCATAGATAGAGCCTGAAGGTGAAGCATTGACAATGCGAGCAAGTGAGCGAAACCCAGAGCGATTGACTTTAGATGGCGTGGTCTTATACCCAACTCCACGCTTAGCCTCTGAAGATGACCAGACTCGGTTGCCCCAAGTGCCGTTAGTGCTTTTAGCCCAACCGCTTAAAGGTGCAGTTGATGGAATGAAACCGCGAGCCTTAGAGACAATAGGCTTCAAGACTCCAGCGATTTCTTTCTGTGTTTCTTTAGCAAGATCAGGTGTGAACGCTCTGAGGGCTTTTCTAAGCTCTACCGCGCCTTTTACTTCCGTTGGCATCGCTCACCTCTTTCGCTTCATCTTTAAGCCCTTGCACTAATGCATCGAGCATTGCCTTATCTAGATCTAACAACTGCTGTGGCGCGATTCCCAACCTAATGCTTAGCCTAGCAATTAGGTAGGTGAATGGAAGATCGCGCTTTAAGCTAAAGGGTCAGAATCCAACACTTCCACGCTCTTTAGCGTTTCAATGAAGTCCATTCCATAAGGCTTAACAGTTTCACCTGTCCTGCGTGTTACTTCCCATGCTAACCAATAGACATCGCTCTGCTTTTCTTCATCGCGGAACGCCTTATGAAAGCCCTTTTTAGCGTACTGCTCGAACGCATACTCCACAGCTGGAGTGATTTCGCCTTCTAGTACGCTTCCATCTGTACGAACTATCTTTAGTTTTGCCATGAGTTTGCCCCTTTGTTAGTTTCTTACGCTGTTGTTACTGCGATTGTACCTGAAACATTCCAAGTTACGCTCTGAGTTGATAGGTCTGCAACTGCACCATTTACAGGTGTGATGTTATTGACCAAGCATGTCATTGTGTAAAGAGGGTTAGTCGCTGCGACTGCTCCAGATTGCTGCTTAAATGTGACAACTGTGTTTGTTCCCCATGTTGCCTGAAGTGTCTGAAGTGTCTTAGCTGTTGCTTCATCGTTCAAGAAATCGATTGAAATGCTTGAAGCTTCCAAGCCTTTCACGAATCGATGACCCTGATCCCCGAGTGCGGTGACTTCCAGTTCATCGAAAGCGCGGTTAATTGTTACGCTCGTGACTAGTGTTGAGAGATCTACCGAATTAACAGTTAGAACTCCGGTATTGGCTAGATAAACTGACATCGGTTATTCCTCGTCCTTCTTTGTAGTTACTGGCTTTGCTGCTGGTGTTTCTTTAACCTGCCCGATCTTGATCAGAAAGGCTTCGTTCTCTTTTTCCCAATCGGACATGTTTAACTCCAACTCGTTAGGATTGATACGGACATCTCGCAGCTGAGTAGGTCACCCGAAGCAGCGTTGAGAATACTTGGTGCGCTGATTGCGCTTACATTATAGACCAGAGATGATGCGGCTAACTTAGCGAACACGCTTACTACTGTGTCCTCTATGCCGTTAAGGTTTCCCTCATTGTCAAATAGCGGAACAGTCATCACGATCTTAAAGTTAGCCATTGGGCTAACAGAGATCTGACCATTGTTATTCGGTGTCAAATAAGGATCATCTGGAGAAACAATTACAGAGTTAGCAAGAACTGTGGCAGGTGGAAAGGCGAAAGTCTGCCATTTGGCATTGTCAATTAATGCAGTTGCTAGTGTCGTTCTTAAAGTCGTTATGGCTACAGGTGGCATGGGTCACCCGATCATGCTGGTAGGCGCGAGTGCGTGCGCAATCAATCCTCTTACCTTAGCGAGTAGCTGTGCGCTCATTCGATAAGGTGAGGGCTGGAAATCGACTGCGTTACTGCCTGAAAGGGTGGCTGTACGCGCTTGCCAGATTTCAACAGCGATCATCAAAGCTGCATTCTGAACTGCTGTGTCTAAAGTGTAATCGACATAAGTGTCGCCTGAGACTGTGCCAAAAGGTTGGACTGGATGCTCTACTGCTGGCACATTGTTATTGCCTGTGATGTTATAGGTGATGTTGTAGTCGCCTACTCCAGTAAGAGTCTTAGATCCATTGTGCTTCGATCCGTTGCCAGTAATAACTACTGTCTGACCTACATAAAAAACTTTTTCTACTTTGTCCTGAAAGTAAAGAGTGCCAGTTGTCGCTGTGTTGCTGTGTGCAATGTTGAAATAAGAGTTAGTCCAGAGCATAGGCAGTAGAACTGCATCGGATGCATCACAGACTTCTTGCAGGGTGGCATCTGGGTACAGCGTACCGACTCCGAGAGTGCTTCGGAGTTCTGCGACTGTCGTTAATGCCATTGCTTTTCCTTTCGTAAGACTCTAGGGAGTCAGAGGGCTACTGACTCCCTAGAGCGACTTAGTAACCTATTAAGTTAGGTTGAACTTACGAACGCCCTTACCTGACTTAGCAAGATAGATTGCTAGGTATCCGTAAAGGTTGATTTCGATTTCGCCTGATGTCAAGACATTAACGCGAAGCTGTGTCTGTGGTGATTCCCAGACATAGACTGAAGATGGTGCAACCAAGAACATTGAGTTATCGATTACGCCAGATGTTGTGATGTTGTGATCTACAATGAGGTCTGTGCCAAGAATGTTTCCTCGAACAGATGAAGCTACTGCTGAACCTGAAGCGTTCTGTGTTGCACCCTGTGCTGAGTACAGCGCACGACCAGTTGAATCTGCAAAACCAGCGATTGCTGCCCAAGCGTCAGTTGAAGCAACTAGCTTGTTAGCGAAGTCTCCACCTGTACCCTTGTAAGCTGCTGCGCCTTCTACTGAAATGAATGATTGCAATCCAGCAGCTGTTGCTGCTGTAGTTGCTGCAGTTGTTCCTGCTGAAACATAAGCAGCTAGAAGTGCTGCATCTGTTGCCTTCTCGTAAGATTTACGAAGTTCAGCCATCAAAAGCTCCATGAATGCAGGCTGTGATCGGTCGATCAACTCAAAACTCACGCGGTTTAGCGCACTGAACTTGTTGATGTCGATAGTGTCATAACTTGAAGTCATGCCTGTCTCAGATGGTGCTGCACCTTCGTTAGTGTCTGCAGTTGTTGGTGCAACATCTGGAGTGCTCGCATTTGTATAAAGGCGAGGGACTGTGAATGACATACCAGATGGCAAGAGAGCGGATCTCGTTGCAGCTTCAAAAGCTGGTCGTCCAGTAAATGTATCTGTGATGAATGTGTCTAGGTGTGGTGCAAGTGTCAAGCCTGTGTTTGTTGATGTTGAGTCATCTGCTGCGCGAACTACGCGGCGTGCTTCGTCATCACCAAGTGCTGCCTTGATGTTTGCTTCTAGGTATTGTGCTGATGTGATTGGTGCTACGCGCTCGCGCACGAATGTAGTTGCTGTCACTACAGTTGGGCGAGCAGCTTCAAC